CGTATTAACTACCTCCTCCTGATACCCTAGCGCTGCCATGACTTTTGGTGTGTGTGGGTTCTGCTTCTGCCAGTAACAGTACTTATTCTGCGCTGCCGTGTAGTCCGTTGCACTTCGACTACCCACATTCTCTAGATAATAATCTAAGTTGCTACTGACTAACTGCACCACTTTATCTAGTTCATCTAAGTCCGTGATAAAACCAGCAGCGACCATGTTGCTACTAAAAATATTCCTTGCCCACTCAGGCAACTCTCTTTCTTTCGACCAGCTGAACGGTGTTACTTGGTCTTCGAACTTCAAGAGCATTTCGTGACTTTCATCTATAGGACTGAAGTCATGGAATGCACCTGTTACTTTCTTAGGCCCCGCGATAAGGTCAAAACCAAAAACCGGTGCACCGTCGTTTGTGTGCGGGAACACGGTAAGATGCATCATATAGAGCTTCTTAGTATCCCTAGCATCTACAACATCAAGATGCGCCCTTCTAAACTTATCCGATCGCCATAAGAAGTTTTGCCACGGATACCGATGCCCTTCGTCGTAGGTCTCGAACCCGTCAAACTTCGACACCAGAATATCTTTTGCTTGCTCTAACTTAGTGAATATTGTGCTTGGCTGCGACTTTGTCATATAGGCTAATTACAAACTCAAATGCGTGAATGGCTTCTTGTTTTGTTTTTTCACTGTCGGTCAGAGAAGCTCTAATTTTTTTAATGAGATCCTCTCTATCAGTAAAATCGTAACGCCTACATTTTCCTGGTAACTTGTTCTTTAGAATCTGACCGCCGAAAAGGTCACCCATGTGATGAACGTAAAGATGGGCTAAAACCCCTTCATTATCCTGTTTCCATATGTGGTCGCAGTAGTCATCAATAAAAGGCTCGTAAGCACTTGTGCCTAACCCGTTATCACTTATTAACTCAACAAGGTCTTCAAGCATAAGTTGGTAGCGGGACACCCCAGCGAGTTCTGCTAACAACCCCTCTTTTCTCGCTTTGCTCTCAAGATCCCCATAAACTATGAGTAAGCTTGCCAACAGATCCGCATAGACCTCTGCGGCTATCCCACCCGTTATCATCGCTTGGGCTAACGGGTGATGTTCGGCTCTATCGTGTATTGGTTTTATCGCTTCTCGCATTTGTTCAGCCTACCCGAGCTACCATTTACCTAAAGGACAAGACACCGCTCCGCCCATACGGATTTTAAATGGCATAAAGCATCCACATTCCCTGCAAACTTTAATCTTCTCGTTTAACGAAGGGCACTCCGAGCAAATTTCTTTTCTTTTTACTACAAGGGACGTTTGTGTTTCTTCACCGGCTAACTTTATATCTGAACTCTCATCCCAACTTTTACTCACTTCCATATCCTGCCCCGAATTAGCTGACCTCACTAGATTATTTCCGCAAGCGGCACTTCAGTAACGCCGTCTAAATCTCGTTCTACTATGCGCGTTTTTAAGACCCATCGACCCTCTATTAGTGATGGAGAGTCATCAAGTAGTATAGTTTGAGTGCCGAAGTCGAAATCATAAGTAATATCATCATAAAACACCTCGACAATAGAGAAGTTAGAACTTTCCCCCTCTTCTGTTAAATCATAAAGTAGCGGAAGGTGAGTCTTCTGATCAAACTTAGTTGAAGGATTCTCTTCTTTAAGATTTTCTATACTGTAGGGAAACTGAATTACTACACCTCCCTTAATTTTCGCAAAACCTAAACTATCAGACATGTTTTCCTCCCGCGCTTTAAGGAATCGGAGTGATTATGACGTAGCCAGTTGCTGTTCCTGGTTGTCCACCCCTCTGAGAGCCATTTGTACCAACGTCAGCCCATGATGATATCCGTACTGGCCCGCTGGAACGGCGATACGAAGTGCCGCCGCCGCCGCCAACCGCGGGGCCGTTACCGCCAGCTACGCCTCCGTAGTACCCGCCAGCGCCGGCTGGACAACTCCCGCCACCGCTACCAAACCCACCAGGGCTGTTACCGCAGCCCGTCGTGGTGCCGCCACGCCCACCCTCTACAAAACAATAAGCGCGTTGGGGCTGATTACTAAGACAGTTGTATGAGCGAATAATATGTACACCCGTATAAAAAGAGGCGCCGCCGTCGTAGACACCATCTAAACCCGTACAGTCAGCGGAACTCCCCCTCTGGGACGTAGCAGGCCAACTGGTGGGGCCACCATCTTGGTTCGACATTGCAACGCTATAACCACCACCACCGCCACCAGCTACAATAAGCGCATCGACGTTTGTATAGTTGTCTCCGCTGTTACAGATAGCGACGGCCGACATACCCCCACCAGAGTAGTTACCGGTGCCAGGGAGCCCTGCTAAGGCGACTAAACGAGCAGGCTGTTCAACAATTAAAGTACCTGAGATCATTGCGCCATAACCGTGGCTTGTTCCTGATCCTTCTGCGCCGCCGATAGCGACCGAATATGATCCTTCAAAAATATCAAAATAGTGATACCCATTAGAGTAAACCCAGTTGGCCTCCGGCGGCATGCTCCAACTGCCAAGGCCAGTATAAGCCACTACTGGCGGCGGTTCGCTGCGGGTAGAAAGGGGTATAACACTCGTATTCACGTTTGCTTTTATATTTAAACTACTACTCCAAGCAACACCTCCTCCTGACGAAGAAGAGAACCCATACCCCTTTGCACTACCTACTGCGCGCGTATTCTGTATCGGCATAGAAAAATCCTTTAATTACGCGAATTGCGTTTGGGAAGCTAAAACAGTGTATGTCCCAGACCCAGTTTTAATTACTACATAAGAATAGATATCTATCGACGAGGCATTCCCTTCGGTTGGTGCCTCGCCGCCCTGCCATTTAGGAGTCACACCAGCGCCATCTATCTGCACCGAGGTGTTGTAGTAAGCCGTACCACCACAAGTATTCACGAAGACAACTGTTATGGTTTCACCAACGTCCATCAAACTGTTTAAAGTAGTTGACGAATCCCCGCGTAAATTAATCGTAAAATTACCTGCCGCGTTAGAGGTGTAATAGATTATTTGTTGTGGCAGCGCGTCGAAATTGATAGTGCCGTTTGCAGCAGTCGCTGAAACTAAAACACTTTCCTTTATATCGCCATTAAGTAATGCGGAGCTAAAAGTTTTGTTAGACAACGCTTGTACACTAGCTAATGTGACTAGCTCAATATCGCCCGATCCTAATAAGGAACCGCTATTGATAGTTTTTATATCGGTGCCCGAGACAAGCGTATCCTGCTTGAGCGCTAAGCCAGTAGATAGGCTAGACGCCGCGGTGGCTTGTCCCGCGTCTATGTAGGTCTTAACTGCGTACTCAGTTGGCACTGCGGTATTACTATTGCCATTGAGTAAAGGATCTGAAGAGAATTCATTAATAGTCTCGCCAAGCTGCGCGCCAATTGACCCCAGCCTCAATGAGGTCAGGCCGGCAAGATCGAACGCGCTCGCATTAAGAGTTGCACGGCCGGTGGCTTGGTCAATACGGAAGTACTCGCCGACACGGAAATTTCCGTTCTGGTCTGTAGATACGTAATAAACTCGTCCTGGAAATACTTCATCAACCTCGTTCCCTTGTGCAGGGGCTTGAGTTGGTTCTCCTGGATAATTTGTAGTAGCGATGCCTCCAGTTCCTATGTTCAAGAAGTCATGGCCTGTCAATCTCACTTGCGAATACAAAGATCGCATAGTGATGCCGGTCCCGTCTGGAGAACCATTTACTTTCTCTTGGGCTAAATAAATGGCAATTTGGCTCGATGTATCTACATAAGTTCCTGCCGAGCTCTGGATAACGTACGTAATTGAGTCGCCGGCGATTTGAATACTTTGACCAGGAATCGGTTCTGCGGACAAATTGTCAGCTACAATAATAAAACCTTTTTGATCTTCTAGGGCGGCAGAACCTACTGTGCCTGCGCCGCCGCTAGTAAATGTCAGCGTATTGCCTGACAAGAAGGTTCCAGTCGCGCCAGAAACATAAACTTTATCTGCTGATATCTGAACATTTGTTACAGTCGCTGTACCTCCATCGGAGCTTGTGACTGTGTCCCCAACGTTTATCGCGCCGCCGCCGTAGATAAAATTAAGTTGCTGTCCGTGTATTTGACCGGTTTGTGATGTTTCGTTGGCATCAAAGCCACGAGATGTTGCACCCCACGTACCGTAGCTATTATTACCGTTGAGGGATCGGATAAAACCTCCCCCAGAAGCCGCGTACCCCATATAGCAATAGTATGTAAAACAAGAAACAATCTCTGCTTTACCACCGTCTTTTGTCCAAAAACCTACACCGTTATCACTGATAATTGTGTAACCGTGAAACAACATACTTTTTGCGCCGGCGCCATGAACCGACCCATCAACTAAAGCGCCAATTGCACCAGAACAAATAGCGGCGCATTCCAAGACATAAGGAGATTTCGTAGTAGCGGGCGAATTAACATTAAAACCGACAACAACGCCGGCTGGTGTTGATGTTGTTATATCTTCAGGGGTGCTACCTGGAACCCAACCGGTCATGCCTTTAAAAGTCATCTTGTTCAAGATTGAGCCATTACTCATCTGGAACATGGTCGAAGTGTTCGTTAAAAGCGTGGGGTGTACGTTTACCGTTCGCTGGCTATCGCCAACTATGGCGACATCTGGTGGTACAACAATTGGGCATATTTCTGTATACGTACCCGCCGATACATTAATAGTAGCTGGGTTTCCGGCTGCAGCGGCAGCTGCACAGGCGGCTTTAATTGTGGCAAATGCACCAGAGATTGTTTCGCCATTATTAGTGTCTGAACCTGCGGGGGTCACATAATAAACATCGGGGGAATAGAGAGAACCACTAAACAAGAATGATTCCCAGAAAACACCGTCAGTGCTCGGCGTATTTCCTGTTGTGTTTTGTACCGCGATATAAAGACTGCTGTTGTAATTCACCACATCATTAAGTTGGTATGCTACAGCGGCGTCGTAAATACCCTCCCATTGAACACTTTCTGTTAAACGAGCCCACGAGTTACCGACAGCGCCAGGATTTGTGTTGGTGTTGTCGACGTTAGCCACATACACAGTGGCGCCGTATGATACTGAGTCACCTACTTTATATGCAGCGGCCGCGTCCCATTCACTTCTAAAATTCCAACCGCCAACAAACAATGTCCAATATTCAGTGTCTGTTGGGATATTCCCTGTTGATTGCACAAGATTTGAATACATATACAAGTTGCTGCCGTAACGAACGACGCTACCGTACCCGTATTCAGTTGCCACATCCCAAAGACCGGAGAAAGCAACGCCATTAGTCATCCGGCCCCAGAAAGTTGCGGCCGAGGTCAGCGTACCTGTGGTCCTTGCGGTGCTTATGTAGACATAAGAATTGCCTTTGAAAGAAACAACATCATTGAACTGATATTCAGTAGAGACACTCCATTCGCCTTTGAATTGGAATCTTATTTTTCCAAGGTCAAGAATCTGAGCCATTATTTGTACTCCATCAAAAGGCGACCTGTGCCGCTAACTGTGTAAGTAATTGTGTCCGACGACCAAAAGTAAATAAGATAGTCGTTTGCATACGTAGCATATTCCGAAGGAATTTCTACTGGAGTGCCGTCGACACCATTGTTAAAATCAAAAAATAACTGGCCATTAGCAGCGTCTAAGCGAAAACCATAGAACGATTTGTCAGCATATTCGTGGCCTAAAGTTACATTAACTCCGCTATATATACCGGCCATTATTTAACTCCAGTAAGTAGAGACGCTACTACATCAAACGCATCAATAAGAGTAGAAAAGGCAACCAACTGGTCACCTGCCACAAGGACAATTCGTCCCTTGATTACCTCTGCGTTTTCTCCGCTGGCGATCCTTAACTGACGAGCTATAAAGGTATCTACGCCTCCGCGCCTTAAGACTAAGGACAATGGAGCCACGGAACCAAAAACATTTGCTGCGTTGCAGCCTATAAGTAACGCTTTAGAATCTGCCGCCACTGTGTAAATTGTGACTTCGCTCGTTCCAATATTTCTTGCTGTCGCATTAAGAAAGCTAGTAGCCATTCTTCACCTTTAACCTAGTGCGATAGCCATCGCCATCGCCTCGTCTGCCGCATCTTCTTGAATGTCGTCCATTAATACTTTTGTGATTCTCAGTTCGACTTTATCGCCGGCGTTAAATGCACTTGCTGTTGTTTCGTCAACGCCTCTGATAATCGTCATCGTGTCACCGGTGCGGGCAGTTACTTTTACTATTTCTGCTGCGCCCTCATCTTCACCAATTAAAGTCACGTAGAAATGATCACCCACTCCTGGATCTGGAAATTCAGCGCCACTAGAGGTCGACACGGTAAGCGACGTAGCCGTATCAGTAATGCCACCGGTTAAAGTCGATGCCGCATTATTTGAATAAAGAACAGCCATTACGCAGCCCTTAGATAACTAATTATGTAAGTCTCTGCATACTCAACTTCGGCTGTAGCAATCGCACCCAGCTCTACCGTGGCCACTGCCGATACGCCACTTACAACTGCAGAGTAAGTGGCGTTCGCGACAATAGGCGTAGCGCCGTAGGAACCGAATGAGGCAGAATACGTTGAGTTGTCCACTTCATAAGCAGCACTCGCACCACTTACAGTGACTGCGGCAACTACGTTGTCGTAGAACGTGAGGACACGAAGCGCCGCGTCAGGAGTTAGTGTTACCAGCGTAGTTGCGGGATCAGCGGCTACCGGTATATCGAGATGAACGTCTGCTTCAACTGCTGCAGTTGCAACTGCGCTGGCAGCTGAATTCTTAGTGATGTGAATATCGCCAGAAGCGGCGACAGGACCAAGAACCGCTGTGCCAAGTGCCGCTGTGACATGCAGGTCGCCAGCAGTTGCTGTTTGTGCGGCGGCAGAGCCCTGCAAATTAACAACTATATTAACGTCAGAATCTGCGACTACCGTTGCAAATACATCACCTGCAACAGGTATATCAAGGTGAATGCCGCCTGAAGTAACCGCGCTAGTAGCCGCTGCACCCGCTACAGGGATGTCTAACTCAATATAACCATCAGTAGCTGCTGCAATATCTGCAAAGCCGCTAATAAATATGTGAAGATCAATACCGCCGGTTAGCGTACCTGTAGCAGAGACACCGCCTATATCCGACTGGCCGTCAAGGTTAACAGTCAGTCCGAGCTCAGCCTCAGTCGCAGCAGCGACAGATGCCAGTGCAGCCACTGGTATTTCTAGTTCTATACCGCCAGTAGATTGAGTCGTTGTACTGACAGCCGTCGCTAGAGGTACTGCTATAGAAACATCACCGGCCAGTGAACCGACGGCTTGTGCACCGCCCAGATCAGAAAGACCATCTAGCGGAATCTCTAAAACCACTGCCGCATTAGCGGTGCTTAATGCCTCTGCCTGTGCGGCTACGGGGATCAGTAGCTCTACGTCACCTTGGGTAGACACGCTGCTAGCAACAGCACCATCAACAGGGATAGATAGATCTATACCGCCTGCAATAGCTGCCTGAAGCACCGATGCGCCTTCGACGAATATATGCAGGTCTATGCCGCCGGCTAAAGAGCCAGACGCAAATACGCCGCCGAGTCCAGACTGACCGTCGAGGTTTACCTGTAACCCGAGTTCTGTTGCTGTGCTCGCCGTGACAGATGACTGACCCGCCACAGGTATAACTAGATCAATCTCGCCTAAAGTCTGTAGCGACGCATTAGCAGCAGCAGCGAGAGGCACATCGATTGCCACGTTTCCACTGAGAGAGCCAACCGCTTGCGCACCACCGAGATCAGACTGACCATCAAGCGGTATAGCGAGAGTAATTAGACCGTCGGTAGAGACTGCTACATCGGATGAGCCGGCAACAGGGATACTTAGATCAAAACCGCCACTAACATCAGCAGATGCATTTGCATCAACACTAATGTTATCTGTCTTAGAGAGAGGCGCGTCGGCTACAGTCAGAGAAGCATCGATTGATGCCCGAACAACATTAACTATTCTTGGTGTAGCGTCCAGTACCACTGATACCGATGCCGCACCTTCGAGGTTTGCTGACTTAGCTAACTCAGGTTGCGATACTACTTCGACATCGGACGAACCGGCGATTGGCTTGGCAAGCACAACATTAGCTGTGGCTTCAGCCGAAGAAACAACAGTGGCTTCTATGTTTACAGTAACGTGAACATCGGCTTGCGCTTCTGATGCACCTGCCACTATGCCGCTTAAGTTTGCTGCAAGACCTAAGTCACCAGCAGCATTTGCTGCCGCGTCGACCGCGCCAGTAATTGGCTTAGTTAGATCTACATCGGCGGAGGTAAGGACAGCTGCTGCAACCGAGCCTGCCAGAGGTATAGCACTTGTAACGCTACCCTCGAGAGTGCCAGAAACAGATGCGCCGCCAAGATCTGATTGTCCGTCTACAGGTATAACTAAGTGAACACCACCGTCAACAACCGCGACGCTAGTGATCCCGCCCTGTAAAGGAGATTCCAGGATAATGCTGCCGGTAATAGCACCATTTGTTTGGATAGAGCCGGCTAAGTTGTCTTTCTTAAACAGCGCACCTTGCGTACTGACTTGCGCCGAGATGGCCGCGTTCAGATTCGCGCTGTTAGAAAGTTCTGCAGAATAGCCGCTGCTGACTACTAGTGATCCTGCGAGCGCAACCAGCTTTGCAACGGTGCTAATAGCACCGTTGAACAATACCTGATTAAACCGCGCCCTATTCAGCATCGATGTTCAGTCCTTACTATTAGGCGAACGTGACAGCTAAGGAACCAGCAGGGAAAGTAACCGTATCGCCTTCGTTTATTGTTTTATTAATAGACAAAGACCCGTGGAACAGTAAGTTTCCACCGCTTGAAGCATCATGAACGCCAAATGCAGTTACTTGACCCCACGAAGCCGAAGGCTCTGGAAAAGTAATCTCAACGTTGTTACTAGTTGCACCGCCCGTACCGGATGATGCTGTAGTGCTGCCACTAGACTGTGTTCCGGCCCATGCCGTAAGACTAGAGGTAACAGGTACACGGTCGTAGCCGTCACCTACTAACTCAGTGCCGCCACCAGTATCATCGGGAGCTGCAGTGAAAAGTGACACATACAGTGTTGTAGTAGTTGGAGAAGTCTGACCTCTGAAAATCTGGTCAATTAAAGAATTCTCTAGGTAATCTGACATTGCTGACATAGTTTGCCTCCGCTATGCAAAATCTTCACGAACATAGAATTTGAGTTTGTCGTAAACCGTTTGTAGTGCGCCGTCGAAGTTAATCTCTATCTCGCCTTCGTAAGGACCAGCAGGAACATTCAATGCACCGCCAGTAAAGTCGAAACGGACTTCGCCATCCACACCCCCGCCTATCTTGGAACAGGCCAAAGTGGAAAGTACTGTGTCGCTACCAACGGCACGGAAATACACATTAACCGTTGTGCCAGCATCAGATAGATCAAGTACGACCCCATCAGTGGGATCTGTCAGAGTTAGCTTTATTGAAGGTAAAGTATCACCTTGAACGAGCTTAATTTTTTCAGCCATAGCAGCACCCAGTATTAATTATATTAGCTATACTAATATAATTCCACAAAAAAATTAACCGGCTATCAGTAATTCACACACTTTTTTAGCTCGATTTGGCGTCTGTTCTTTTGCCCATTTTGAGTCCATGAAGTTCTCTTTTGCTCCCTCCCAGTCGCCCTCTGCACAGCTAGCCAGCGCCATCTTAAATCCGGCCAGACCCGCCAAACCGAGCTGGAACGCCATTGAGATCAACACTGTCTTGCGCCCTTCTGAGAGGGCCGAATACCAAGGGTCGTATGCCTTCTTTAGCTCGGCTTCCACCCTGCCAATATCATTCTCTAAGAGGTATTTAGCCTCCTCGAGGCTGATTCCAGGGCCCTTTCCCTTCTCGATAACCCGCCCGATGCCCAGAGTTAGCACACCTTCCGTACAGTGGTAGGCGAACTGCTCGTATCCTTCCCACTCGATAAGCTTTTCTGCTGCTAAACTCATTTACCCTCTGCCCCCGTTGATTGGCTCTGGCTAGCGCCGAAGTAGAAGCTTATAACCGCTGACACCGTGCCTCCTAGATAACCGAGCACGAGTGACACGATAGTGTCTGAGTTAGCATCTGGCGGCATCAGCGTTACCGTGAATATGTAAGCCAAGAACCCAACTATCGCGAGAATCCCGATAACCCTAGCAGTCCAATCTCCCGCAAAGTATTTACGGGCGTCTTGCTTGTCGGCAGTCTCAAGCTCAAACATATCTACGCCTAGCTCTTCCATCTTGGCAGCGTATTTAAGTTCAGCTTCCTTGATGGCCACTAGATCTTCAGGCGTAGCTTGCCTAAGTCGATCATCAATTGCCTTTGCAGAAGGGTCACAGCCAAGTACCTCAGCTAAGACTCTCCCTGCTGTGGCACCGAGAGGGCCACCGAGTGTAGCGCCAAGCGTTGGTGCCAACCCGCCAACGATCCCTTTAATGGCGCTAAACTTCATACCGCCACCGCCACCGCTAACGCGGCCAGAATCACAAACGCCGTAAGAGCTGCTTGTGGCTCATTCATTCGCATAAATGAGTTTTTAACTTTTTTACCTAATAGTTTTATAACGTTCATGGAACACCTCATCCATGTATATGTATAAGTAGGAGTCCTACAATTACATAAGTAATTTTCTGCTCAAGCGGCATTGCTGTCGCCCAGCCCATAACTGCGTCTCGCCCATTGGCGATTTTGACTTTTATTGCGTCAATCATAGCTAGCTCCTAGAACTGGTTATAAATAGGAAGAACTCTTTCGTAGTCACCTTGGATGAGTACTTGGTACAGCGTGTCAACGGTAGGGCCAAATACACTTACCGGCGGCTTCCCCCACTTGACATCCGTTTGGGCGCTAGTGAGAAGTGCCAAGGGTCCAAAGACTCCCGCGCTTCCATAAGCCGCTGCGAAATATTCGCCCCACTCCATATCGTCAGTTTTAAATATCGAAGCGTCTGCTTCGCGGAACGGAAGTATCGCTTTCATTGCGTATTTGGTTTTCTCTTTTAACTCAAGAGAAAGCATCGCAAACGGAAGGACTGCTAAACCGAAAAGCGCCATGTGAGGAGCGAGATCTTGAGCAATTATCTGCCCGCCTGTTTTACCGGCTGCGCGCCCTTCTTGCTGCCGTGCTTTCATCTCACGCACTACACCACCTATGACAACTTGGCCGTAGGAGTAAGGGAAAGATTTTAACTGCCAGAGAAGCGCATAACGCGGGTCGGACGCCCACATGGGTCGCTCTGCTGCATTTGGGCGGAGCATGGTGGACTCGACGAACTTCTGAAGCCCCTGCTTAACTGCGAGTCCTGAAGGCGTACTAAACCCTTTGCCCTCAGATACCCACTGCTTAACCACGCCAGCCTCTAACCCAAGCTCATTTAAGTAACGACCCGAGCGGCTGTTGGGCGTAGTGGCATGCTTTATAATAAAGTTCTGCGCCATCTGCGCGGCGAAGACTCGTGTAAATTTAGTGAATAGGTTTAGTCCGGTATATTCAAAGAACTTGTTTGCCGCCGCTCTAGCTGTAGGAGTTAGATACTGCATATCCGACTCGCTCATAAATGCATTAGCAAGAGAGTCATTGCCTATGACACCTATGTCCCGCGCAAACTCCCACCGCTCTTTGGGATCTAAAATTGTGGCCGCGATTGTTTTGAAGCCTTCAAATACGCCCGAAAACTCTCGAGTGTTAATTACTGCTGCAGCCAGCTCGGGTATGGATGATATTGTAGCCAAACTAAGAACTGTAAAGATCTGAAGAGTCTGCGCCGCGCTCGATAACTTCTGCATGTCCTCACTTAACGGGGGATAAAAACCTAGTGCCGCGCCGAGTGCTTTCTTGGCTGTCGCTTGATCTTTTTCAGATAGCTTAGCCAACTCTGCAGTTAGCGTATTTTCGCCGGACTTAGTGGCTCTGTTCCATTCGACGCGTTTTACAAGACGTCTCACGTAAGAAATTAATGCCACTTCCGCCGGCTTGGAATATTTATCGAGTAGCTCGCGACGAACCCCTTTGGTCAACTCAATAGATTCTTCTGCGGTATGTAAAGGGTCTAAGCCATCTATCAGCGCCTCGGTTACATTTTCAGACGCAGTTCGTGCATTGTTTATGGTTGCAACAATAATTTCTTTAACTTGTGACGCTGTTATATCGCCGCGTTCAGTAGCGATAGTCTCAGAAAATCCGTCTAGATCTGCTGAGATAGCGTCGAAGTCTAGTAGCACTGTGTAGAAATCTTCTCGAAAACCAACTGATGTATTCTCTTCTTGGGATACATACTCGTCATAGAAGCGTTTAAGAAATCCACGAATTTGCTGCGCTTGTTCTGACAGTTCGCTTGTTGGTTTATCGGTCCTCGCCTCTTGCGCTGAATCCTTAAATTCTTGTGAAGTAAGATCGCCAAAAGTTTTTACTAATTGGCCTTCTATTTCATTTATCTTCAACGTAGATTTTTGAATGAAGCCAAGCCCTTTCTCACCGGAACGACCATAAATCATATTTGCTATTTTTACGCCTGCGCCGGTCTTAGCGCTGAGTCTCCTTACCACAGATTGCATGGGCGCAAAAATCTCCCACACTTTGTTAAGAATACTTTGCGTGTTTTTCTGAACCGCGGCGGTAGTGTTTTGATCAGATTTAGTAGGTAGTTTTGCCGCTCGATTAACAGCATCGTTAATTGCAGCGAGCTTCATTTCCGACTTCATTGAAGATGGTTTAGCTTTAGTTTTTTGTTTAGGCGCAGGTTTCAAATCTGCATCTGCAGCAATTAACACTTCTCGGTTACCATTACTGTCCATTGGTGAAATAACACCAGCCGCTTCCATTTGGTCAAACAGCTCAACGGTTTTATTATACCCAATGCGTAATTCCCTCTGAACGGAGGAAATTGTAGCGTTTCGAGATTTTGCTACAGCAGCAACGGCTTGGTCGTAGATACTAGACCTGCTAATTTCTGATGTTATGTCAGTAAAACCAAATATTTTGGCCCGCATGAGTGCAGGGGTAGCAGAAGGATCGATAGCCCTACGTTGCCCCGCTGAAGGATCCTGCTTTCGTATTATTGACTCCGCGATGAAGTCATCGACAGCTTGCGAATACTCTTGCCCGAAACGTTTTCTGCTGTTCGTGCTTAATGAGTTCCACAGGGATTTTAAGCGTTCCGCGACTCTCGCGAAGAATCTATGAACTACTCCTTGGGCTTTGATATTTTTCGTGGTCCACTTCGCTGTTTGGTCAGCCACCCACTCCTCAAAACCGTCCCTGCCTGGAGCGTCGTCGTAGAGCTCAGGGGACTTCGCCCGTGCCTTTTCAAAGTCCCGATAGAGACGGCCTCTAAGCTCAGGGTCTTGCAAAGCAGTTTGCATCTCTTCAATGAACAGCGCATGGCCAATTTCATGTCCCGCTGTCAGCGTCAGCTCTAGCTCATTACCGCCGAGCACTTCATCGTTGAGAATAACAACATGCACCCCGTTGCCATCATTGCTGCGCAAGCGGTAATGTACACCGCCCGTTTTCCCATCGATGCTGTTTGCAATCTCTTGCAATGCCACACCGACATCTCTGTCGCTGGTCAAGTCGAAAATGCCATCGCCCAGCGCTTTGAGCCTACTGAGAGGCATTACAACTACCTTGCCTTTCAACCTCAGCTTCTTGAGTGCTTGGTTGATAGTGACCGACACCGCTTCAGGGATACCCCCCAAAGGATACTCTGCAAAAGTTCTCTCGGGATCATCAAGAACAGCGGTGGTTTGCTTAGCATCTAAGACAAACTGCGGGTTTCCTTTCGGGACCCCGCCAACACCTGTTGTCGCCCTCTTCTCACTATATCCCGTCTTTGGGGGCGGCTCTTCGTTGAGCAATCTAGTGTTGGCACTATCAAGGTTTACTGCCTCGGGACCACCATCAAAAACCCCGTCTTGTTTTTCAGTGAATCCAGTAAAAGCATCAGATAGACCTGTTGTTGGAATAGTATCTTCCGGCTTAGTATCTTCGTCTTGAATTAACCCAAATACCGCTTTTTCTCTGCGTCTGTCTTTAGCTCCTTCAGACGTAAACCCGCTGAACGAATCATCTTGTGCTCCTAACATTATTTCTTCTGATCTAATGTTATCTTGTTTCGCCTTTTCTAACTGAGCGGCATAAGCATCACGCCTGGTAGAAGTTGCGTCGGGTTCTCTCGCATCAAATTCAGCAAGAGCCCTTTTAATGAGTCTGTCGTTGGCTTCTGCCACGTCCTTCAATCTTTTTACATTCTTTTTAGACAGTGGTTTTGTGGCTGTGTTTGGATTTCGGTTAAGTAGATCGTAAAGAGTGTCGCCTTTAGCATTAACCGTGACTAAGTTGTAACTCTGAGGTATACCACTTCTACCGTCCTCGAAAGCAAGACCAGTTCTCGGCGCTTTGACGTCACCTCGCAGCTCCCTGCCGGCAACTCTGAGTTCATAGCCTTGAACATTTAACTGACCCATAATTGTACTCAGGCCACTGACGTCCGAATCAATTCCGTCAAAAGAGCCACCGAGTTCTGTCTCGTTGATCCTCTTCCCCGCCGCGATCATGTCTGCAATGTTAACGGTAAATTCTTCTGTAACTGTCCCGTCTTCGTCGACTGCTACCACTGACACGCCGGCGTCCTTGCTGAATTTACTCCGCCGTGACGCGCGCGCAATAGACTCCTGGATAAACTGCCCAAGTGGTAGACGACGTTGGTTGCCGCGTTTGTCTTGGATTGTATAAAGGTCACCGCCTAAGCTGGTCATCTCAATACGGAAACGATTATCGTCCCCGAGCACTAGCTCAACTTGTGATTCAGGATTGACTGACTGGAGCTTGTTTACTTTTCTTAAAGTCGAATCGCTCGCCAACCCAAGGGGGCTAGTTGACCAATTAACTGTCTTATTAAACGTATTCTCATATTCACGGCGGAGAGATTCCGTTTCGGGGAATATCTGATCCGCGCTTTGTTTAGGCTGATAGGTCTGCTGCTCTCTGCCATCTTCGGTGAGTTCTATCTGAATAGGCTCAGCTTCCGTAAGGCCCATGTCCTGCGCGGTCGCTTCAGGCTGCGACTGCTCGTTAGGGTCTACCGCTTCATCTGGATCAATCGTCATGTTGCGGCCTCTTTCAGCCGCGACTCGCTGCGCTCTTTGCTCTTGCGCTTGTGCTAGCGGAAGTTCCGCAATCTTGCCTTTCGAACCTGCTATATTCTGAGCAGCTACTCTGGCGGCGGGCAAACCTTCCTGCGTAGTAAGCTCTTCAGAAATAACCTCGCCCTTCGCGTCGAGCACCTGCACAACAGTGGTCGCGTTCTCTGTCGGTGCTTTTGTCGCGCTGTAACCTAGCGCGGCGCCAACTGAGGAATCAGAACCGTTGTCGTTAACAACGCTGTTAACCACGTCGATGTCTTCAGAGAAAATCGTACCGCGCCCTTTTATGTTGGCAAAATAAACTTTCTTACCGTTTCTAGTGCTAGTGCCGCTTGAATTCTCTTCTATATCACCTAAGCCGTTATCTTTAGGTTCACCGGCAACCCACACCGCCTTCTTGCCGTAGCCTTCGTCCTGCATCGCGTCATACTGCGCGAAAATGTCGCCTTGAGATTCTTGTGTCGTATAGAAACCGCCAACATTGCCATACTGCTCTTGGTCAACTTCTGAGGAAACTTCTTGCGCGCGGCCTTTCCTAGACAGCTCTTTGGCTTTATCAAATACTCGCGATATCGCGTCTGGCGTTGTGGCCACAGCTGCACCGCCACCGCCCATAGCAGTACCGGCTATAGTGCCCATGAACCATGCCTGACCGAGTCTTAGATTTGCGTCGTCTTGGGTGTAGCTGTCATCCACAGCCATTCGCTGTGCAACCAGAAGACCTTCTTGGCCGAGCTCAGTTGCGCCCTCGGTTATAGAACTAAGGCCCGCATTCTTAGCAATGTTGGTGGCATACAGATTTAATATGCTCTTAGGATCAGAACCTGCTTTGCGTTTCGCAAGCTTAGCGAGGTTGCTAAGGACAAGCGCTTCGCCGGTTACCTCGAGCGCCGTTGATGCACCGCCAAGTAACAAGGACTGCAGGGCGCGGTCTGCGTTGAGATCTACGCCTGCCTCGTCAAATTCTTTAAAACTCTCGCCGGTGTTAATAGGATAAGTGCCAGCTACAACACCAGTTTGACCGCCGATCTTCGCCCCACGTTTTGTTTGGCTCCAAAGCCCTTCGACAATGTCGTTCTCGAGCGCATCGAGCGTTTCGCCACGGCCTTTTTTCTGGACAATGTCAGTGACCAGCTTTTTCGTTATCGCTTCGACGCCTTCTGTCGCTGCTTTCCGAGCCGCGCCGTAAGCAAGGGGAGCTGCACCACCTGTAATAAAACCAGTAAGACCCGCAGCAATCGTTTCCGCCGCGAATGGGGTTACTTGCCCAAGGCCCATCTGAACTTGGTTCAAGAACCCAGAGAATGTTGGAGCATCAGTGAATTCTTGAAATGTTTCGAGTCCCGCTACAGCTTTCGACGCTTGATCGGATCGAATGCGCGCGGTCTCTATGTTTCTCTGAGCGCCCTCTTCGTCTCCGATGAGAGTGTTACCAAGCGCTTTAAAATATTCGATATCACCCGCAAACGCGTTAGCGCCTTGACGAATGCCCGCTTTGAACGGACTGTACGCGGTGCCAGCGGTATAAGTGGTATCAGGCGCGGGGGAGTCGGCAGTAATTATTTGATCAAGAAGCGCATTATTCTGCTCAACGAGCTTAGCGTCTTGTGCAATTATACTGTTTAAATATTCTGTTGCGCTCGGCATTACATTGCCACCGGCGAACGTTCTCGTGCTTTCGGAATTAGGGTTTTGTCTACGTATTCCCTACCAAACAAATTGTAGGCCACTATTAATGGAATTTCTCCCCTTGATATGCCGGCCTCGTCTCCGACATCGATAAACCCGAAGGTTTTCCCTTTTGGATCTACAACGATGCGATCTAATAGGCTATCAATTGGATAGTCTACAGATGAATCCGACCGCACAAGATTTTGCCAAAACTCCTCGCTGAACATGCCAGGGTCTTTCTGTTCTGCATATTTCTTGAGTACAACGGCCGCAACCTCAGCAGCACCTCGGCCATAAGCGAATTTTGCAGGACCCTCTGGAAGGTCTTCGAAAGTACTAAATATACGTCGTGCATCCGCTGTAATTGATACGTCGTTCCAGGGAACGGCGTCCTCCCCCTGCGCACCGGCTCTCACTGTTAGTGCATATACCTCGTCGTTCACTTTCTCAGTGATCTCTCTAAAATCTTTACTTTCAGCCGCTCTAGATTCATTTATTCTCTGGTTTAGAGTTGCCCGATTACCGAAATCGTCGATTTGCTCGCCCCGCCCATAATCCATGTCGCCGCGCTCTGCAAGATTAAACAGCTTTTGTAAAAGCGCTTGCTGTTGAGCAACGTTAAGAGATGCATCAGAAGTGGCTATTATAGCTGCCGCAAGAGTTGCCTCCCGTGACCGTATATTTCCCAGATCTGAGGCCGTTGTAACGCCGGCATTCTTTAGTAATTGAGCCGTTTGATTGCGCTGATCGTCTGTAAAAACTAAGTCTCCTTCTTTAATCTTCGCAATCATGTTCTCGCGAGTAAGCGTCATATCAGGTGGATCAATAGGGTTTTCTTCGGTGCCTAACTTGCTATCAGGCGTCACAGCTGATGGATTTAAGATTTCAAAATCCCTACGAGCATTCTTTAGATCACGTATGTCTTGTTGACCAGCGTGGCCACTTCTTACCGCCCTATTCTCAAGTTTCTCTATCTGAGTTTCTAAGCCGCTCGCGTAATCTTGTACTTTTTTTGCTGACGACATAGCCATTCGTGATCGATATTGATCGGCTTCGTCCGTCATCGAATCGGGGTCATTCACATCAACGGCAGACGGAGAACGTCTCTGCTCAAAACCTTTTAGTAAACTCTTTAGCTTAGGGCTCGCGTTTTCAGGGATATTCATAGCACCAAAAGCGCCATCTTCAGATCGCTCGAAACTAAGACCCATAGCCTCTAGCGACGCTATCGCTTCCTCTCCTGATTCCGCAGCAGAAGGCAGGCGCGGGTTTCCAGAAGATTGTGATGTTGGGGATTGCTGAGTTGGTCTTGGGAACTGCGCTGCCACGTCCTCTGCAGACATACCGTGCACATCTATTATCATTTGAGCCAGCTCATCGTAGCTCGCATTATTTACATCAAGAAGGGCTCTTCTACCCGCGATAACGCCTCCAGTATCCCCAGCCTGACCCAACTGGCTTGTTTGGTCGCCGAGCCCCTGAGCGGCGAGTTTTACCATGTCGGCTCTAAGAACTGCGTCATTCATCATGGTGCCATATATCTGGGCTTGCGGTGATTCCCACCCCCCGTTAGACATCATGCCACCAAGACCATTTGCAAAGATTCGTCTCAACGTCGCGCCATCGAACTCTATGACGGGATCTGCATCATCAGTTGTGCCCCCTTCTGTTAATGGCCCTTCTGTTTCGGCGTTTCCTACAATAACAGCATAGCGGTCATCACCAAGTTCTTCGATTTTCACTGTCTCGTATTCACCACCCGAGGGGGACCGTACTGCGGTGAACTGGGGAGACTGCTTCAGAACATTCACTACCGATTCTTTGTCGGTTGCCCACAGTTTTTCAAAAACGTCGTCGCTGACATTGAAGCCCCCATATTCATCGATGGTCAAACCTGGTCCAATGATCGGGATGATTGACGACGCTATTATCTTGTTTTCATATGCAATATTTAGAGCGTCTGCCGCACGGTCTTGATTGGCTTGCTGGGCGGTCTGATTTCTTACTGACTCTTCGGTTGCCAAGAGTTGTCTATTGCGGGCCTCATTATTTTGTACGTCCTGAGTTTTTTGATAGGCGAGCTCAGCATCACGCTGCGCCAGAACGGAATCTCTGTACTCGTTATTTGCACGATCCTGTTTGCGTTGCCGCATCATGTTCAACATCGGCGAAAGGTCACCTAATCCAGCCATTTCTTTCTCCTAGAACGACAACGCAAAAATGGCCATTGCGCCTAACTGGCCAATGGTGCTGTATGTATTTGCTCTGCTCTGCGCTTTAGCTGCGTCAAATGCCTGCCTGCGCGAGTTAGCATCAGCTGCAGCAGAACCTAGCTGGCTCTGGCTTGAGCGGTTTACGCCTTGGCCAATGTTTATAAGATCGGCTTTTAAGTTAGTGTTAGCTTCGTTCTGCGCAATGCGAGCATCACCAACCGATTGGATCTGCCCAAGAATGCTGCCGCGCTGTATTGAACCTCGCATCGCCTGCACCTGAGCAGGAGTCATTTGACCGCCGTAACGCTGCTGGTTTCTTGACGCAATCTGCTTAGTAAGATCACTTGCCGACGTTGAATCTAGGCGTGCTTGGTCTACCAAAGAGGTGTCAGTCTGGGCGCGCTTGATAAGATCATTTTCCATACCGCGAAAATTCTTAATGTAATCTTGGAACTCGCCGCGAGTGATTTGGGCATAGGCCGCTTCAGGATCTGCAACCACCGGAAGTGATGAGTTACCCTGCGAAGCGTTAGTTGGCAAATAGCCAAGGCCTTCCATGTCTTCATAGTTTCTATTGCTCATACGCTTACCCGTTTACAAAGTAGTTGAACCGGTCTCTCAGCGAACTTACTCGTTGCGGAGGTCCGGCTTGGCCACGCGGCATATTCTTCTGCGGAGTGAAGAACGTGCCTCCAGTCTCCTTATTGTCCAATCCCTGCATCACAAATGCGCCACCGATAGTAGTCGCAGCATCTATTTTAGATTGAGCGACCATCTGCTTATTCCTGGCGCGGTTCAGTGCTTCACTTGTGCCTAATCGGGAAAGTTGTGCCATGCCCGTAGAAGCATCCGCCGCCTGCCCGCGAGCAGTGCCAAGGACATTCGTGCCCATCTGGTTCTGAATTTGTTTCGCTGAGGTATTAGCGACGCCAAGCTGTCCTTGGTACGCTTTTCCGAGGTCAGACCCGTAATCAACCTGCTGAGTATTTCTATAAGAGGGCTGTGTCAGCGCCTGCATAGTGTCGGCGTTTGCACGCCCACGAAGCGTTGTGCCAACATCCGCTGACTTCGCTTGGTCTCGCATTTCTTGCAAGAGCGGAGAATAGTTCTGTTTAAAGTAGTTGTAGTTCTGAAGAGCCACAGACGCTGAGGCTTTCTCCGCATCTGAAGCTTGGTAATCAGACTGTTTAGGTTTTGAAGACATGACATGATCGCCTATAAACTATGTGATCCAGCTCCCAATCCCAGTGTTCCAGTGCTTCGCCTAGACGCTCGTTTTGGGTCCTCGTTTCGATCCACGCATAACCACTGTCCGCAGCAACTCGTGTCAGTTCTTCAAGGTGCCGAAACAAAACTGATGTTCCGTTTGGTTTACTCCAACACACCCAAACGAGTAGTGTCTTTTCGCCTGAATACTGGTCTGTCTCACTAGTCGTTACTGCAAACGCTTTGTCTGCAACCCACAATACTGCGTGTCCCGATTTAACCTCTGCATACACATCTTCTGGGATGTACGTTAAGTGTGGATTAGCCTCGAGAATCTCTTCTATCGCAGGCTTAATCCAATGCCACTCGGTTCGTATCTCACCTATATTGAGTGTATCGCCGGCGGAAAGGGCTACTGTGGTAACCTCCATATTTCACATTCCTTGCTATTGGTGTATTTCCTGAACGCGCTTTATTCTCAGCATCTTTGACGCCTTCGTTGTAAAGCATTCCGTACATCTGCGCCGCAGCGTAATCAGTCCAATCTTTCGACGGAGTTCGCAACAATCGAAACAAGGCGCCATTTACAATTGCGTCTTTGTTATCGTTTAGTATCTCGTCGCTAAGAGTCGTACTGGTTACTGTTGGCTTAAGTACAGCGCGTAAAATCACGCTCTCGACAACCGTAGTATTTGGCACCGGAGCTAACCAAAACGTACTTTGGGTCTGCTGGACAAAATACTCGGGGATAGAAAACTTAGAAGGGTCGCGCCAATTTGGCTGACGCTTTTCTAAAAGCGCAGTACTGATAGGCTCTAACTTGTCACCCTTGTAGACAGCCCAAAGAATCTTCTCAACGACCGTGCCTTTTGGAGGCTCGAGGTCATATTCATAGATTTTTGCAACCGTCGTTACAGGGTCTAGTTCTTGCTGATAGATTTCAGATTTGACGCACAGGTCTATGGCCGCGGAGCGAAGAGCTGATATAGCCATCGCATCTGAGCAGCCATGAACGCTGGGTAAAACGTCTGGTAGTAAAGACTCGAAAGTCGCCATTGGCGGTCACCTCAAATTATTGGGTTGCCATCCGAGGTGCCACTGACATGAGATCAGTATTAGGATTCGTCACGGCATCAATCTGAGACTTTCCAGTAATAGACGACATGAACAACTGATAATGATTCGCAGCGCGCTGGCTATTACCCGCGTACTCTGCATCTTTCATATAAGCTGAATACAAAACATAATTAACTACTGCGTTTCCGTAGATGTCTGGGATATCTAAGTTATCGCTCTGAGTAACGCTGACTGGGTTCGCCGAATAGATAATTTCGACGAACGCTGATCCCGTAACCCCTGGATAAACATAAAAGTTGATAGGATTACTATCATCATAAATATAATGCTTAACAGTAGCGCCGTGAGCAGCATCGCCGGTAACAGTTGGATCGTGCCAAGTAGGGGACTGCGCATCGAGCACCTCGCGATCTACAATTCGTACAGCGCGTGCGCCAGTACCATCAACTGCGGCGGACATATTTCTTACGACGCGTAACAGCCGGTTACCATCGTTAGGTATTGACTGCTTAGTGCCGGCGGCAAGTGTCACTGTCGTATTCTTCGCCGACGCGTCTGGCTTAAAGAGTGCAATTTCTCGCTGTGCGTCGTTGACCCACAGAACAAGCTCACTAGTAACAGGCCATCTAACGCCCGTTGTGTCTTGGAGCGTTATTTGAACGCGGTCTACAATCGATTGAACAGATACACTCATGATTCTTTAGCTCCCATCAGCCATTTAGCACTTGATCCCAAGCGGCTTCTCTAATCTCCGCAGAGACTTGCTTTCCCATCACACGATGGATTGCGGCTGCTTTGGGCTCGCCAGTTGTCTTAAAATCGTCCGGTGATCCAACATTAATCAACTCTTCGATTGCGTTTACAGCTTCGAATACTGGATCAACATCAGGCTCAACGGGTTCTGGGGCAGACTCAACCGATACACCTATGGCCTCCGCTCCCATGCCAATAGCGATAGCAGCTATTGCCTCTGAAACATCTCTTTCCACTCCAGCTTGCAGGCAAACGACACCGCCGCCTAAAGTGGCTACTCTCAAATCAAATTCGGCCTTAATTCTCATTTTCTAGCCTTTAAAAAGGCCCCCTCGCAGCGTTAGCTGTAAGGGGGCAATGCTCTCAAGGGGAGATTACTGAGCAGTATCTAGGCAGATAACACCGAAGTCTTCGACAGCGCCGTTGTAGTCGCTGTTGAACTTGGGCTTCTTCAGACCGAAGATCTTGCCGATAGAGATGCCTGACTGGTTGCCATAGTCGAAAGTATCTTCGACGATTTCTGGCGCGCCAATGTCAGCCATTGCAAGGGCTTGTGCTCCGCAGAACAGTGCGCGTGCGCCTGTAACATCTGCGTCTGCACCCCACTTGTAACCGGCAGCACCTGCGTTAGCAGAAGTTCCAGTAGTTCCGCCTTCAGTTGAGAAGACGTGACGGAACTCGTGACACATAACACCATCAACCATCAGGCTGCTAGAGCCAGAGAACAAGCTGTTGCTTGTGCCACGGACGCCAGCGTTGCGGACGTTCGCAAGGAAGTCGGCATCGAGCTTGAGGTTAGCCATCTGCTGTGGGGTAACAAAGAGGTGGAATGTCTCTTCGTTGCCAGCACCGCGAATACCACGGATATAGTTATCCTTCGCGTAAGCTTTCAGTTCAACGATCTGCTTGTAACCCAGCTTGTCAGTCGCTGTAACAGCAGTGGTATCACCAGTAGTAATATCAGAGCCGCTAACGCGAAGGTGACGAGCTGCAGTAGGCGTAGTTACGTCTGAGGCGTACTCAAGATCAGAAAGATCAAGACCTGCACCTGCGTTGTTTACTCGCAGCGCGCCGTTGGTCTTGTTTGTGTAAGCAACACCTGACAGCGTGAGGAATGCCAACTGATCCATACGGTCAGCCATAGCATAAGCCAGCGCGTCGCGTGAAGTTTCACGGAAGTTAACCACCGACTTCTGATCCGCCATACGACCGGCAATGCGGTTAGCGAAACGAAGCTGATCGAGATTAACAACGATGTCATACGCACGTAGCGCTTCTTCGTTGCCTTCCAGAGTGTAGTCACCAGTTACACCGTCGCCAGTCATATCAGCAAGCAGTGTAATAACAGCACGGGTGCCTTTCTCAGAACGAGTAAGTTCAGTGATACGCTGAACCATTGCATTTGAACCAGATCCTGCGAACTGGTTGATGAAGCTCATGTTACGAGCTTGACGCCAAAAATCCCGACTCCACGCGGTTAGTTGCTCAGAAGTCAGGCTAGCAAAATTTGTTAAAGCCATGATGGCCTCCATTTGTTTGCATTAAATTAAAATAGCCTTGTAAATCGTCCTTTTCGTGCAGACTAACGGTCGCGCGTTTTAGCGAGAGCGGTCTCGGCGCATTTAACGTCTGTGCAGACGGGAGTACGGTTTTTACGTGAACGACACGATCAGTTTTCGTACTGATACACGAATGGTACATTAATATTAGCGTTACTAATAAACTATGTCAACAAGATACTGGGTCACCATTTAACTTTATGACTCCAATATCGGGCACTTAGGATGTCTGGTTTTGAGTCTTGGGCGTTGTGTCGTGCGTAGTAAGACTTCCTGCGCGCCTTATCTTTTTCTGACGTAGGGTTCTTGCCCGCGCCAGAGACCCCCTGCTGCCCAAAGCGAATGGTTTTTGTCTCGCCCGATGAATTCCTAGCTACAACAACATGCGATTTTGTCGCGTGCGAAGGAGTCTTTTTGGGTTTGTTAAAACCAGCCACGCCTGCGCGAGCTAATCTGGGGTCTCTGGTTGTCATAGCATTCCCTCTAGAAAATATCGCCTCTAAGCCTTCTCAGCGTTGCTTCAGGAAGAGCATTAAATTCCTCTTCAGAAAGTGAGCTTATATCGAGTGCTTTCTCACCGTGGCTGCTGCTTCCTTCTCCAGGAAGTTCTGGCGGCTGCTTCTTAGCTGCGTCTAACTTCTTAGCAACCTCTGCCCTCTTCTTCGCCACTTCATCTACAGACTTCTTTGGTGCTTGTTTAGCGGTCAGCGCAGAAGAGTCATCCGATTCAGAACCAATATCATGGGCTTTTATGACAAAATTAGATGCCTTCGATAGCGCATCTACCGCCCCTAAACCCTGAATCATAAACGCGTCGCGTAGCTCAATTACTTCTTGCGTAAAGTCTTCGTTATAGTCGGCAGAATTTTGGTCGAATACGGGGTATTCTGTTTCCAACAGGTTTGCAGCCTGCTGGAGAGCTGTTTCTTCGTTGTTTCTCGTAACAGTCTGCTCAACTTCTCGACGCAATTCATGAGACATAGCCTCCCTTTCCGCATTACGAATCTCACTACGCAGCTTCGCAGCTTTATCAGGCTCACCATCAAGGATAAAGTCCTGATATTCGCGCTCTTTGGCCTCGAAGTCATACGAAGGTAGCTCAGGCGGAGGGGGCTGATTGGCCTGCTTAAGCTCGTCGAGCTGCTTTTGCAGCGCCTTCTGTTTTGCTAACACCTCGTCAAGGCGAGATTTAGGCACCATCTGACCTTTTTTCTTGGCCTTTGGTTCCTCTAGTACCTCTTCGAGCTCTTCGGTTTCGTCGAGCGCGACGGGCTCGTCGTCGGTTTCGGCTTCGGTTTCATCGACTTCTTCTTCGGCAGTTGGTACATCTTCAGTCTCCAAAGTTTCTATGTCGGACGTTTCATCCTCTTCTTCTGGTTCAGCTTCATCTACACCGAGCCCGAAATTGAGATCCACATCTACATCTTCAACCTGATCGATAGCATCCGATCCTGGCATCCTGTCGAATTCTAAATTTTCATCCTTATCAGCCATAACTTATCCTTTGGGGGTTAGAGATTTGTTGGTTTGTTGCATCGCCGTTGTGGCAATTCTTGTAGCCGCCGAAGTTTCTTGGTTAGTTCGGCGTGTAGTATTAGTTAGATCCGCAAGCTCTCTTCTGAGATTGAGCTCCATTTCCTTCATGCGCATCTGACTCTCAAGCTCCATGACCTTAAGCTGCGGCGTAACGTCTGCCACATCTTGAGTTTTCGCCATGTTGATCGCAGCTTCTGACTGCAGCTTCTGCACTTCTGCTCGTAACTTCTCGATAGTGAGCTGAATCTGCTCCATCTCCATTTCGTGATGGATCTGCTGCATCTGCGCTTGTTCTTCACTAGGCGGTTCAACACCAGTAACAGTGCGAATTCGTTTAGCCAGTTCACCCTTACGCGCGAGGTGGCTGTACTCTACGATAGCGTCATCTGGAATCATCACGCCTGCGCTGCGCAAACTCAGAGCCTCAGCGAACTGAATCTCGTCGAAGCTGTCGCGGGCGGGGGCTGTAGCAATAACTACATCGTATTCACCGATAGTTAGGTCATTAACAATTCGCCCCTCGGGAGTCATTTCGTTAATAACTATCGGCTCACGCGGCTTAAGGGGATCATCTTCATTTGTAATCTGAACTATTCGCTGCTCGGTGTAGAACCGCTGTATCAGATTCAGAATCTTCTCTGCCAAGTGCTGACGAGTCTTGTTCAAGTTATCCAGTGGCACCTGAATCATTATCGCGCCACGATTCTGCTTAGCTTGTATCGCAATACCTGACACTTCAGCTGAGTCAGTACCCAGCATAGAGTCATTAATACCCGATATGGCTTTTATGTTTGCCGCCGCTTTCTGACCGATACGATCTAGACCAGTAGGGATAGTGTTAGGCTGAATCTTTTGGGGTGCCGTGGTGCCACGGGCGTACTCAAGCACGAGGCCAGTTTCGGCGCCATGCTCCTCGAGATCATCTGGTGTCATACCTACCAGTGAGCCGCTCTCTACCATCCACCCGCTATTAGCAGTGGTGTTAACAATATGCAGCTCTTGCGAAGCGATCTTGTTAAGCTGTTCTTGTGGGGATAACAGGTTACGTACCATGCCGAACGGACGACCGCGACGGAAGTAAGCGAAGAATGGTACTAACGTGAAGTCATCGTATGGCGACCAGTCATCGTGCAGCACAACTTTGTCACAGGTCACTGTCCAACGTACCTGCTTTACCATCTTAGTAATTACAGACAACCCGTGCTCTTTCGCGAACGCTTTCACCTTCCGCTCGTTCCAATTTTCTGGCACGCGCCTCTGGTCGCCGGTTGTGGGGTCGACATAGAAGTCTGACCTAGTCAGCTTTCGGTGCTGTCGCTCAATTACCCGAAGCGCCCTGACGTTTCGGTACTCTTCCTCTCCAGGAATCTGTGCACCTAAAAAATCTTCTCGGGTATCTATGTCGCCGTAGCGAGTCTCTTCGTACTCTACCGAGTCGCGGCCAAAACTGTTGCCGTTTTCTGCGATGAACTGCAGCTTGTCAGCTTTGTCTTTACCGTAGACCTCTTCAATCTCGTCAAGGGTCATCCATTTCGTTTCGAATATCTCGTTCCAAGTGCGCGCGTCATACTCTTTTGCGTCTGGATCTATCAGTATATCCAGAGGATCTTTCGCCGTTATCCGCACCTCACCTTCAGTGCTGTCACTGAAATCTATGCGAACGTCAAAATAACCACGGCCATCAAGGATCAATCCGTCACTAAACACCTGCTGCTCTATCCAATCCATTTTGTTGTTGTCAGAGATCTGCATGAACAACTTAGTCAGTGTGTTCGCTATATCACCGTCGCCGCCTTTGCGGGGTTTAAACTTCACGTCTGCCCGCCGTGAGCTCTGCTCACCTAGCACCGTATTAACCGTAGGCAGGATCGTGTTAATTGTCAGAGCAGGACGTCCGGCCTGATCGAGAGCTGCAATGTCTTCAGCCGCCCACTGATCACCTCGGTAATATGAGTCGCACTTCTTAGCCATTTCAATGTAATCAAGGTGGCCATTATCACGAGCACGTACATATCTGTCCCACTGGCCAGACGCAATCATGTGCTCTTTGTCTGCGGTCAATCGCTTTGTATTCTTCATGGCTATGCACTCATCGCCGATTTGTTTTTAGGACCACCCTTAACAATATGGGCGAGCTTGTCCCTCCAAGAGGGAGTGTGAACAGTAGGCGCGTGATAACTTGAAAATTCAGCCATCATCAATCCAAGCCACGCGAGCGCGTCGACCTGATCGTCATGGACGCCGTTTGGGAATCTCAATAGTTCTGCCACCAGCGGGCCTGTAAACACAGCATCACGAGGCAGGAATACCATCCCCTGCTGCATACGGCCTTGGATGGCGCGGGCGCGGGCTTCTTTGTCTCTTCTACCCGTGCGTAGGTCTTTGATGTACATTTCATACAACCCCCTTTCACGCACACGTTTCTCAAGGAACGGGCCAAGGGCCATCTCGATGTGACCCTTCTCGATACCGACAATTGACGGTTTCCACTCGACGTATAAATCCAAAATCTTCTCTACAATCTCGAACCCGTCAAACCGCCCACGGACAATGTCCATGACGTACAACTTGTCAGCCTCGTCGACGCCAATGACCATCCCAACCGAGTAGTCGTTCCTGTCGTTTTTACCGATGGCTAAATCCCATGCGGCGTAGTACTTCATGCGGTCTTCGTCGATATCCTCAGGGTCGTAGTACTTAATCATGCTGCGAGTAAAGTAATCACCCTCGTCTGCCACAGGATTCTGTTGATACAACGCGGACCAATCTCGAGGGCCAACTGCTTTTCGTATACGGTTAAGTGACGCGGCGTCATACCGATCAAGGTGTAACGGCTCGCCCATCTTCCGGTACTTCTCGTCTTCCTCAGCGATGGCGGGATAGCGAACTACTTCCCAATCGTCGCCGCCTTCGGTCGCCATTTTTAGTAGGCGCCCCGCAAGATCGTCGTCATGCCAACGAGTGAGAATAACCAGTACCCCGCCGCCAGGAGCCAGACGGGTGTACGCCGTTGACGTATACCAATCCCAGTTAGCCTCTCTATTATTCTGAGACTCAGCGTCTTCTCGGTTTTTTACGGGGTCATCGATAACTAATATGTGTGCCCCTTTACCCGTGATACCGCCACCAACACCTGCAGCAACAAAGCCGCCGCCACCAGTGGTGAGCCACGCTTCAGCACTTTGAGAGTCAGGATCTAGACGTGTTTTGAAGGCACTCTTGTAGGACGGCTCTCGCAGCAGGTTACGCACCTTTCTCGAGAAACCCATCGCCAGTGAGCCTGAGTATGAGCAGCTAATGAACTCGTGCTCAGGGTTACGTCCCAAGTGCCAAGCGGGGAACGCTACCGAGGCAAGTGTCGATTTCCCATGCCGAGGGGGCATGAACAACATTAACCGTGGCGACTTCTTATCAACCACGTCTTGTGAGAACTTCTCTAACCTTTGGCAAATGTCCTTGTGCACCCAGCCTGCTTGGTAATCTGGATTGAACCGCTCAACGAAGGGCAGCATCCGTTTACGCGTGAGGATACGCATGGCCAACTCTTCGCGAGCCATTTCTTCAGAAGTTTTTGGTAGAGGGACATCAGTACTGGGGTCTTTCGGCGAAGGCAGGGAGTCCTGCCGGTCTGCTTGGCAGTACACACACCAGTTGTCCGCGCCCATAAGAGTAGACGGAACCGACTTCTTACACCGTTCGCATGTGCTCTTGGGCGCTTCATCCGTCATGTGTCTGAGGCTCTAGGTACTGCGTCCCTTTGCCAGCAAGCTTCAACAACTCGTCGTCACTCAGTCGTTCGAGCTGCTTGGCACCATTAATCTGTATGTTGACCTGCTGATTCTGAGATTCTTTCGCCAGACCATGCAGACGCACCATACTGTCTACCGTATTCTTCATCTCTGTCGCGTTGGCAGAGGACACGTAGGCATTCATATACATTGAGTGTGCTTGTTGAATGCCAAATTTCACTTCCTCATGCATCTGCTCGCGGAAATACTGAATGGCACGTGCCACGGCCTCTACTTTAGCGGCGGAGTAGGCATTGGCAGGTGACGCGTAACCAGCAGCACGCCCTGCAGCGGCAATAGTCATCCCACTGCAGATGAACTGGACTAGTTTCTCCTGTTGAACGCTAAGCACACCAATTTGAAGCCCCATATAAGGCATGTGGGAGTCAAACTCGGTCTTTGACATTTGTTCAGTGGAGGGTGTGATTGTTGGAGTCGTCGTTATCGAAGTAATATCTATCACCCCCCGCGATGTAATTGCTCATTTCATTACTAAAATTAACGAAAATTGGAGGGTTGATGTAATCAACCTGAGTTACTTCTTCCACAAACTCTTGTATTTCGTCGTCTGCGTAGCCACTGGCACGTAAAACTTCGATTGTTTTGGCGTAGTCGTACACCAAAACAGGCGCGCTGCCCCTTAGAACGACTTGATACCCTATACAGGCGTCTTCTAGCCCTTCTAGGCACAGCACTTCTATATTATTCATAGCAATATATTAGCTTTACTAATATTATTTTGCAAGCAACTGCCCAGCGATATTTTTAATCCACCACATAAACATATTCTCATCCAAGGTGTGCTTCATCAGGTTTATGCGGTTACAGACCAAGTGTACATTGTCAAGTGAGTAGCCGCGTGCTGGGTCTCGACGGTCAATTGACGCGTTTAGATCGACTCTACTAATGCCATCTCTGTAACTGGTCATTAAAATGCCGCTATAGGCGCACTTACCGTCCTGCCGCTCCCAAATTTGCATCAAATCTTCAGGAGTTAGCGAAAAACCGTCAGGTTCTTTGCCTCGTAGCTTTTTTCTGTGCGAATAGCGTTGGTTTGCGCAGATCCTGGAGAAGTAACTCTCGGTACTCTGGTTGGTATTGATCCTTTTGCTATGCCAACTGCATTCTTTACACTTAGTCGACCTACTATTGTTGCCGCGCTTATTCAATTTCATTTCGAAAGCGCTTTTAGGCA